TTTATGGGAGGATATGGTTTGCGCAGCGTTGTGCTCATGAGCGAGTCACTCTTGTTTTATAGCAGTGATAACCTGAGCAGAGGAAGCCTTTGTTAGATTGGCAGTGATAGACAAGAGAATGTTCAGTTTTTGTTTTCAAGCAGAAGACGGCATACGAGTTACATCGGTGACTGGAGTTCAGACGTGTGCTCTTCCGATCGCTCACAAACTGACAACGTCATCTGAAATCTTTTGGAAAATCGATGAGATCATTCAAGCCAATGAACAACTTGTGACGCGATTCGTTAAAAAGTACGAAACCAAGGGAAGCCAAGAGATCAAACTCAATGACGGCACTCGATACCTAGTCAGAGCTAATAACTCAGCAGCTCGCGGTATCGCAGCGCCGGACACAATCCACCTGGACGAAGTTCGAGAGTACAAAGATGATGAAGTTTGGGCATCGCTTCGATTTACTCAAATGGCAAGTAAAAATCCGCAAGCAATTATGTATTCGAATGCTGGAGATCAGCACTCAGTCATTCTCAATCGCATGAGAGAGCGCGGACTCGCAGCTGCTGCCGGTGCGGACGATCCAATTGGTTGGTTTGAATGGTCGGCAGAGCCAGGTTGTGCAATCGATGACATGAAGGGCTGGCAACAAGCCAACCCAAGCCTTGGACACACGATCCACATCGACAATCTCAAATCTGCCATGTCAGATGATGAGTCTATTATTCGCACAGAGTTATTGTGCCAATGGGTAAGCCAGATCAACCCAGCCATCAATCCGTCAAGTTGGACAGAGTGCGCGCATGAGGGTACGCTCGCTCTGGATCGGGAGCAACCAACTTGGATGGCTATTGATCTGTCACCAGATCGAAAAGCAGCTGCGTTAGTCGCTGCACAGCGACTTGTTGGGGACAAGTTCTGTGTGGTATTACTGGAAACGTATTCTAATCCAGTTTCGATTGACGATAAAGACCTTGCGAACAGTATTGCTGTCTGGACGAAGCGATACAGCGTGGAGACGGTCGCTTATAGTCGTCAAACGGCTGGCGCAGTTGCTTCTCGGTTGATTCCAGCAGGTATTCCAACAACTGCCATCGATGGTGCCATTTATGGGCAAGCCTGCGATGAAATGTTGTCGGCAATTACCTCCCAGCGATTGGTTCACACAAATCAAGCCGAGTTAAACAAACAAGTGCTATCTGCGGTCAAGCTGCCATTTAAGGATGGCGGTTGGTATTTAGGACGAAAAGCATCTGGAGCCACAATTTGTGCCACAGTTGGAATGGCAATGGTGTCTCACTTTGCGACACGTCCAGACTCAGAAGTGGACATCGTGTTGGGTTGATTATGCTATACTTTTGTGCTAATGGCACTCAGAGATTTGTTCGCGAAAGCTCCTGAACCGGTAGGACTTACGGTAGACGCAGCTGCGACTCCAGCACCTTTCAATCTTAATCAAAACAATTATTTTTATCCGTTGTCAAGTGCTACACGCCAACAGGCGATGGCAATTCCGACAATCGCAAGAGCGCGTAACATCTTATGCAGCCTTGCCACATTGCCACTAGAGCAATACATCAAAAGTACCGGGGGACACGTTGAACCCAATCGCGTAATTAACCAACCTGACTCACGCGTTCCCGGTTCTGCTATTTACGCATACATTGCTGAGGATTTGTTATTCCATGGCGTGGCGTATGGACAAGTTATGTCTATGTATGCAGATGGACGCATTCAAGAATGGACACGCGTTGCACCAGAGCGCGTAACGTACAAAACAAATGCAAACCAAACAGAGATCGTCGGTTACACAGTCGATGGATTAGATACACCTTCAATGGGTGTTGGATCTCTTGTTGTGTTTAATGGTTTGGATGAAGGATTCTTATCTCGCGCAGGTCGCACAATTAGAGCTGCGGTTGCACTTGAAAATGCATCAGAAGCATTTGCTAAAGAGCCAGTACCAATGATGGTTCTAAAGTCAAACGGAACAAATCTTACAAGCGAGCGTATTGGCAAATTGCTTGAAGCCTGGCGCGTTGCCCGCACAACTCGATCAACTGCATTTCTTAATGCTGATGTTGAATTGCAGGCAATGGGAATTGATCCAAACAAACTGCAACTAAATGAAGCACGTCAGTATGTAGCGTTAGAATTATGTCGCGCTATTGGCTTGCCTGCTTACTTTGCGAGTGCTGAAACAACATCGATGACATACTCCAACGCTACGGCGGAACGTCGAAGCCTTATCGATTTTGGTGGTCGTAATTTACTTTTGGCAATTGAACAAAGATTGTCAATGCCGGATTTCGTCGGTCAAGGAAATGAAATCCGTTACTCACTAGACGAATACCTGCGCGGTAATCCATTGGAGCGCGCACAGGTTTACGAAATCCTGAATCGTATTGGTGCAATGAGCATCGAGGAGATTCGCGAGGAAGAGGACTTAATCGACTCATGAAAATAACAATGCCGGTATCAATTACTGCATCAGATGCTGAATCACGCATCATTGCAGGTCGAATTGTGCAATGGGACGCAGAAGGTAACACCTCAGCGGGTCGCACAAAGTTTTTGCCTAACTCAATTAATTTCGGCAAGAACACAAAATTAGTTTTAGAACACAACCGCACCAAGCCACTAGGCAAGTTAGTCGAATGGTCACAAGATGATTCAGGTATTACTGCATCATTTAAGATCGCTAAGACAACTGCTGGCAATGACGCATTAGAGGAAGCAGCAACAGGGCTTCGTTCAGATTTTAGCGTTGGTGTTGAAGTTGATGCATGGGAAAACAAGGATGGCGTTATGGCTATCTCTGCATCTAACTTAATCGAAGTTTCACTTGTAACTGACGGAGCGATCCCCGGTTCAGAAGTGGAAAAGGTCGCAGCAGCTGAACCGCAAGGTCAAGCAGCAAGCGAATCAAACCCGGAACCTCAGATCGAGGAACCTAAGACAGAAGGAGACGACCTAGTGTCAGAAACCGTTTCAGAGGCAGTATCAACCGAGACGGTTGAAGCTGCTAAGGCTGAAGTTAAGGCGACATCACATCCGCTTAACTCACAGCGCGTTCGTACACCTATCATCTCAGCAGGCTCATACCTAGAGCACTCAGTTCGCGCAGCAATGGGCGACGAGACATCTAAGTTGTATGTTGCTGCTGCTTCAGATACAACAACAACTGAGGTTGCTGGTCTTGTACCAACACCACAGCTCACAACAATTTGGGATCCAAAGACAACAAACATTCGTCCTGCAATTTCAGCAGTTCGCAATGCTGTACTTCCTGCTGCCGGAATGACCTTCGAAATTCCGCGTGTAAAAACTGCCCCAACGGTTGCCGCTGCAGCTGAGAAGGGTGCATTCTCAGACACACAGACAGAGATCGAATACGTCTCATGCTCAGTTGCTAAATACGCAGGAATGCAGAAGTTTGATGTCGAAGTTCTAGATCGTACATCACCAGCATTCTTTGACGAGTTGGTTCGCCTCATGGCTAACGCATACGCAAAGGCAACAGATACAGCAATGGTTACAGCACTACAGGCTGGAACACTTGACTCAACAGTAATCACACTTCCATTTGATGGAGATGAGTTTGCTGGTTACATCTCACGCGGTGCTGCATCTATCTACAACGCAACAAAGCGCTTCCCAACTGGAATCATTGTTACTCCAGATCAATGGGCTGCTTTGATCGCTTTGACAGATTCATCAAAGCGTCCTCTATTCCAGGTTGCTGGAACATCAACAAACGGTCTTGGCGTAGTAGAGCCAGGAAACGCAGTTGGTTCAGTAATGGGACTTCCTGTATTTGTAGATCCATACATCTCAGGTACAGGCGACGATTCAATCATCATGGTAAACCGCGAAGCGTTTACATGGTACGAAGGCGCAGGACCACTACAACTCCGTACAAACATTGTTGGTACAGGTCAGGTTGAAGTTGGTTACTACGGCTATGGCTCAGCAGTTACTTTGACTGCTGGCGGTGCGTTCACACTAAATCAGAGCGCATAAGCAAAACACTTAATCATGCCCCGGGGGTTGCTCCCGATCTCCGGGGCAGTCGTTTAGAGAGGACGAGATGCCAAGTATTATCACAGCTGCACAGTTGAGAAGTGTGCTTGGAGTCTCGTCCGCTCTTTACAACGATGCTTATCTCGATGACATTATCGACACATCTGAGGCAGTTATCTTGCCTTTACTTACAACTTTTGCAGCACCAGTTGCCAAGGTTTCGCTGACTGATAATGTCGCAACCTTTACAACAGTAGGAATCCATGAGTTCACAGAAGGGCAATCAGTTGTCATTGCCGGATGCGGGACACCATTTAACGGCACTCGAACAGTCAATGCTGATGTCGATGCATACACATTTACAGCAAACATCACTAATGCCGATGTCCTTGAACGCAATGTCATCCCTAGCGGATCCGCAACACTTACAGGCGCTTCAACTTATGTTGGAGTCTCAGCGGTGGAATCAGCGATCATTGTAGTTTCAGTTGAAGTATTCCAATCTCGCACAGCACCCGGCGGACAGATTGAAGGTGTGGACTTTGCTCCATCGCCTTATCGCATGGGACGCAGCTTATTTAATCGCGTAGTTGGTCTTTTAGGACCATACATCGATGTTGAAACTATGGCTCAGTAATGCCGAGCACTATTCTTTCAGCAGTTCGTACTCCTCTTGCCACAGCACTATCTGGAGTTGCAGCAAACGTATTCAGTTACGTCCCTGAGCAGATCCCGGCACCTGCTGTTGTTGTCGTTCCGGATTCTCCGTACATGGAGTTTGAGACAATTGGCAAGAGCACCTTTCGATGCAAGTTGAATTACACAATTACTTGCTGCGTTGCCTACAATAGCAACCCGGCAAGTCTTGATAACATAGAGCAGCTCATCACAAGTGTTGTGGCGGTCATACCGGCTGGATACGATGTCCAAGTAGTTGATCGACCAACAGTAACAACAGTAGGCGCTAGTAATTTGCTAGTCGCAGATATAAGGGTGTCCACTTGGTACACCCAGACAGCATAAGGAGAAATCATGCCAACAACCGTAATTACGGGGCGCGACCTCACTCTAACCATCGCGACAACAGCGTACGATGCGCAGACGACTAGCGTCACACTAGTAAACAGCCCGACAATCGACGTCTATCAGACACTCGATGGCAAGGCATACAAGCACACAGATGATCAATGGACTCTGAATGTAGAGTTACTTGCTGACTGGGGTGCAACATCATCACTATTCGAAGCAATGTGGCTCGCAGCTGATGCGAATCCAAACACAACTCTTGCAGTATCTCTAACGGCAGTTACAGGCGCAGTCTTTGCTTGTAACGTATTGCCTGTTTACCCAACAGTCGGTGGCGGTGCTCCAGGAGCACAGACAGATACTTGGGCGCTAACAGTCGTTGGAACACCAGCAGACACATTCAGTTAAAATCTAACAATCGGGAGCACAGATGAAACTACCAATAACAATTACATACAACGCAGGCGACTCCGCAACTTATGTTGCTCAGCCTCCTGAGTGGGCGAAGTGGGAGAAGGCAACTGGCAACACGATCTCTCAGGCTAATGACAAGATTGGCATCTGGGATCTTATGTTTTTGGCTTATCATGCTTACAAGCGAGAAAACGCTGGAAAGCCTGTTAAGTCTTACGACATCTGGTCTGAAACCGTTGCTGATGTAACAGTCGGAGACGATAGCCCAAAAGCCACAAGCCCGGAAGCGTAGGCAGGATCCTCGTATCTATAGCAATAGAGACTGGGATACCAATGCAATACTGGGATGATGCAGACGATGTTTTAACCGCGATAGAGATTTTGAAGGAGCGATCGGATGGCAGATGAAGTCAAGATCGCTTATGACAAATCAGATTTACGCGGTATTACCAGGGCTTTCAAGGCTATGGACGATCAAGCCATCGAAGCTGCTAAGGCGGAAAGTTCTAATCTTGCTGAGTATGCTGCTGGACAAATTAAGATCGCAGCAGCGACTCGTACGGTTTCAGGTACTGCTGCTCGCCGTATTGCAGATGGAGTTAAGGTAAGCAAAACTTCAAAGATTGGTGAGTTCAGTTACGGCTTTGCTCGTCAGAAGTTTAGCGGTGGCGGTTCAACTCTTGACCTACTTTACGGCATGGAGTTTGGATCTAACAGATTTAAGCAGTTCCCAAGGCGTACGCCTAACAAGGGCAGAGGTAACTCCGGTTACTTTATCTACCCGACATTGCGACAGATCCAACCGGATTTAGTTCGTAAGTGGGAGGAAGCATTTAGCAACATTTTGAAGGAGTGGGATTAATGGCAGGTAATAGAACCCTTAAACTCTCGATCCTTGCTGATGTTGATGATCTCAATAAGAAGTTAAAAGCAGCTAACGGAGATGTCGAGGAATCGGCTGGCAAGTTAGAAAAGTTTGGCAAGATGGCAGGCGCAGCGTTTGCTGCTGCTGCTGTTGCAGCTGGAGCCTACGCAATCAAGATCGGCGTTGAAGGCGTTAAGGCTGCGCTAGAGGATGAGCAATCTCAGTTAAAACTTGCTCAATCTTTAGAGAAGGCAACTGGTGCTACTAAGGCACAGATCGCAGCAACAGAGACAAGCATTGACAAGATGGCTCGCGCAACTGGTGTTGCAGATGACCAACTCCGTCCAGCCCTTGCTCGCTTATCTCTTTCAACTGGTGACTTAAGTAAGGCTCAAGATTTACTTTCGCTGGCTCTTGACATTTCAGCACAAACAGGCAAGCCACTCGAAGGCGTAGCAAATGCCTTGGGCAAGGCTTACGATGGCAATAACGCGGCATTGAGTCGCTTGGGTGTTGGTTTATCCGCAGCTGAGTTAAAGACCATGACATTTACAGATGTCCAAACTAAATTAACCGATCTGTTTGGCGGTGCAGCTGCTGAGAACGCTGACACTTATGCCGGTCGTATGGCTAGACTCCAGGTTGTATTTGATGAAGCCAAGGAATCTATTGGCGCTCGTCTATTGCCTATTATTGAAGCACTTGTCACGCTTATCGTGGATAAGGTCGCTCCTAGCCTAGAAAAGTTCGCAAACCTGTTTAAGCCAATTACAGATGCAATTGCTCGCAACAAAGAAACTTTCAAAGAGTTTGGCAAGTTTATCGTTGATTACATTGTGCCAGTTTTGACAGTAACGCTTGGCGGTGCTTTGAAGGTTGTGGCAACTATTGCCGGCGGTGTCATTGATGTAATCGGTTCAGTTATCCGAGTTATCCAAAACCTTGTCTCTGGTGCTATTGACGGCATTAATCTGCTTATCAAGGCTTACAACGCAATTCCTTTATTGCCAAACATTCCTTTGATTTCAAAGCCAAGCATTTCACTTGGTACAAGCACGACATCGACTGCAACTAAGATCAGCACGCCGAGCATTACGGTGCCATCGTCAGTTACATCAACTGCATCAAAAGCATCAACATCAATTTCTAATGTAGCGACTACCGCATCAACGGCATCTGCAACTATTGGCTCATTTGGCGTTGGATCTTTCAGAGCAGCAGAATCTGCAACCTCTGGAGATACTTACAACATTAGCGTAACTGGAGCCTTGGACAAGGAAGCAGTTGCCCGACAGATCGTGACAATTCTTAACGAATCATCTGCACGAGGCTCAGGCGGAGCATCTGCCCTACAGATCGCATGACCGCTTGGACTCCCGATTGGGCAGTCTCCATTAATGGCGCTGGAGATGTCACTAACGTAACCCTTGCCAACCTGACCATTACATCAGGTCGTACAGACATTTACTCTCAACCTTATGCGGGTTACTGCAATGTTGAGTTAATCAACCTAGACCAGAGTCCTATCGCCATCGATGTCAATGATGCAGTAATCATCAAGGTCAAGGACTCAACTGGCACATACGTCAATCTATTCGGTGGAGATGTCACAGACATCGACGTAGAGGTGCGTAGCGCAGGTTCTAACGGCATACAAGAGAGCATCAAGATAACTGCCTTAGGTGCCTTGTCCAAACTGCCTAAAATCCTCACCAACGGCGTTTTAAGCAAAGACTTTGATGGCAATCAGATTTACACGATTCTCTCAGCTTTGCTGTTTGGTACTTGGAACTCAGTCCCGCCTGCTCTGACTTGGGCTGCTTACGATCCTACTGAAACCTGGGCTAATGCTCAAAATACTGGACTTGGTGAGATCGATCAGCCAGGTGATTATGAATTAGCAGCTAGATCATCAAGTGCCATAGATGTTTATTCACTTGTCTCAGGCTTGGCTACATCTGGAGTCGGTTATCTCTATGAGGACGCATCTGGCAGAATCGGGTATGCGGACAGTACTCATCGCAGTCAATACCTTGCTGCTAATGGTTATGTCGAGGTTACTGGTAATCATGCCCTAGCCAATGGAATCCGTACCTCAAAGCGCATTGGCGACTTACGCAATAAGGTCACAGTCCAGACTTACAACGGCACACAACAAACTGCCACAGATGCAGCTTCTATTGCTTTGTATGGTGAGCAGGCTCAAATCATCGACACAACTTTGCACAACTCGGCAGATGCTACAACTCAGGCAGCCTTTTACCTTTCATTGCGCGCTTATCCTCAGGATCAATTTAGGGCAATTACCTTTCCATTGACCAATCCTGAGATCGATAACGGCGACCGCGATAACTTGCTTAACGTATTCATGGGGCAACCGCTAGACATTACAGACCTACCTGCCAACATGGTAGATGGACGATTCCAGGGCTTTGTTGAGGGTTGGACTTTCAGCGCTGGTTATAACCGCTTAGATTTAACTCTGGTACTTTCCCCACTTGCATATAGCCTTCAGGCTATGAAGTGGTCAAATGTTCCAGTAACTGAAGCATGGAACACGATTAGCACAACTCTCGACTGGTTAAACGCTACAATAGTAGCCTGATAAAGGAGCAAAATGGCAACAACTACCAATTATTCGTGGACTACCCCGGATGACACCGCGCTTGTAAAAGATGGTGCAGCTGCGATCCGTTCGCTTGGCTCCTCCATCGATACAACTACAAAAGCGCTTAATCCATCAACAACTCTTGGTGACATTGAGTATCGTTCTGCGACAGCTAACACCAATACTCGACTTGGAATTGGAACATCTGGTCAGGTTCTTGCTGTTAATGGATCAGGTGTTCCAGCATGGACAACAGTTTCAGCTGGTTCGATGACTGTTCTTGCTAGTGGGTCATTATCTGGCACACTTGTTTCATTAACAAGCATTAGCGGATCGTATAAAGATTTGATTCTTGTAACTCGCGATCCTTCAGTATCAGGTGATGGCAATCGTTCTCTTATAATGTATTTTAATAATGACTCATCAGCACTTTATGCAGCTCTAGCTGCAAATGGTTCGGGCACAGGTTTAGCGGCAACTGATACCTCAATCGGAATAACTCCAACCATTTTGGCTAGTTCTGCAGATGGTGCATCTTTTACGCGTATTTTTGATTATGCAAATACTGCTGCATACAAACACGTTGAAAGATGGGGCTGGGTACAAAATGCAGCAACTCCAACCTGGAGTGGTTTTATTGGTTCTGGTTTTTATCGTTCTACATCTGCAATTTCAAGAATCGACATTACTGCAACAGGTGGATCATCTACGCTTGCAGGTACTTACATACTTTATGGAGTGAACTAATGACAAATCCAACTATTCTTATTCACAACGTTGAAACAGGCAAGATTTTAGAACGCGAAATGAATGCCAAAGAATTGGCAGAATTAAATGTTCAAAAAGCAAAAGCCAAAGCAGAAAGTGAAGCGGAAGCAGAAAAGGCTGCTGAAAAGGCTGCTTTATTGCAACGCTTAGGAATCAATGAGGATGAGGCTAAACTTCTTCTCTCATGAAGCCAAGACTAAGCAAAGCGCTTATCCAACTACGAGAGCAGGCAGACGATTCTTATCCAGATCGCAAGCGTGACTCGGATGGCACAATCGGGGATGCCAAGCACTCAACCCGAAAGAGCGATCATAACCCTGACCCTGATTCAGGGTTTGTCCGCGCTATCGATCTCGATGCTGATTTCGACAAATCATCCTCCACAGCTGCTTATGTTGCCGATCAGATACGAATTGCAGCCAAGTCAGATAAACGCATTGCTTATGTCATCTTTAATAGAAAGATTGCGAGTGCTCGAAGCCTCTGGAAGTGGCGAAAGTACACAGGAGTCAATCCGCACACCAAGCACATCCATGTCAGTTTTACAAAGGCTGGCGATACGGATTCGAAGTTTTTTAACATCCCATTACTAGGAGGAACAGATGACACAGGATCTCAAAAAGATGTTAGCAAGTTGGGGACGAGCCTTCCTAACAGCTGCTCTTGCACTTGTCGCTGCGGGCGAGACTGATCTAAAGAACATCGCTTACGCTGGTGCGTTGGCAACAATCCCACCGATTCTGCGTTGGTTGAATCCTAAAGATGAATCATTCGGACTACGGTGACGGCAAATGATTGGGCGGGACTCGTTCTCGCTATTTTCTCGACGCTTACTATTGTTGTTGGCGGTTTGCGTTATCTGGTTCGCGGTTGGTTGTGGACTCTTACGCCGAATGGTGGATCATCTCTCGCTGACCGATTGGCAAGAATAGAGACACGCCAAGAGCAGATGATGGAATTGCTAAAGAAGTAAGGGACACTTATCCACATGGCAAGAAAAGCAACTAAGGCGCTAGAGGATCAAGGTTATTCAAAACTCGATGCTTACTGCATCGGTTTGCATGAGTATTTTAGGTCGTTGCGTAGATCAGGCTTCACGGAAGATCACGCCCTTTACATGCTATCGGTTGTGGATTCTTATCCTGGTTGGATCTTGCCAGATCCTATCGACCCAGAGCGGTTCGGTGACTATGAGGACGACGACGAGGACTAATGACAGTCAAAAGAATTGCTTGGATCTCAGACATTCAAGCGCCTTTCTTTCATGAAGCAGCAGTCAAGAATCTAGGCAAGTTTTTAAGGGCTTACAAGCCTCACCAAACGATCTGCATTGGTGATGAAATCGATCTACCTCAACTCGGTGGATTCGCTCAACCATGGCAAGAGGTCGAAGGCAATATCGATGAGGATCGCAAACTTACTTTAGAGATTCTCCAATACCTAGGCGTTACCGATGTAGTTGGCTCCAATCATGGAGCGAGAGTTTACAAGTCACTCAGTCGCAGATTACCGGCATTTATGAATCTGCCTGAGCTGCGTTATGACAAGTTTATGGGCTATGACAAGGCTGGCATTAAGTACCATCCAAACGGCTTTGATTTCGCTCCAGGTTGGCATACCTGCCATGGAGACGCTTTCCCATTATCTAACAAGCCTGGTCAAACAGCCTTAAATGGTGCTATGCGTATGGGTAAATCAATTGTGTCGGGGCATACTCATAGACTTGGATTATCAGCCCACTCAGAAGCCTCTGGAGGGCGTTATGGGCGCATTGTTTGGGGTGTTGAAGTTGGCAACCTAGTAGATCTTTCGAGCCCTGGTATGGGCTATACAAAGGGTTACGCCAACTGGCAAATGGGCTTTGTTGTAGGCACTTTGCATGGCAAGCGTTTCACGCCTGAACTTATCCCGATTGACCCTAAAGACGGATCATTCATCTATCAGGGCAAGCGTTGGGGTTAAATCGTTACCGTTTTGTTATCAAAATAAACGTGTAATTGTCTTACAGATGTGAGACTCTAATTCTGTAGCCAACAATGGTTACAAGAATGGGAGCAATCAAATGGATCTACAAGTACCAATAATCGTATTATTGTTAATTGCCAATGTCTTATGGTTTATCGTGGGCTGGGGCAAAGGATTTCAAGAGGGCAAGCGCGAAGGATTAATTGTCGCAAAGAATCTACGTCGTGTGAGTGAAAATGCGCGCTAATGACATCCTTGACGAAGCAAAAGACCTCATTGCAGACAGAGGTAAAGATTACGGCTTGGCAGCTCTCAATCACCTTCGAATTGCCAAACTCTGGAGCGCCTACCTTGAACGCGACATCGAGCCTCACGAAGTCGCAATCTGTATGGCACTTGTCAAAGTCTCACGCTTACAAGAAACGCCACACCACGCAGACAGTTACAAAGACGGCGCAGCATACATTGCGCTCGCTGGACAAATTGCATCAACTGACTGGGCTGACCTTGACAGTTATTAAAGCAGCTCCTGGAGTATGGTGCGATTACTGCAAAGTGCGATTTGGCACTAATTCATTACTTGGGCAAAAGGCTGCAAGTTATACGGTGATAAGCAATCATCCGAAAAGTCAAGGAACACGCCGACATTACTGCAACAGCTGCGCCATCGAGGTTCAGACATGGGCGGATGGTAGCGTCTGGTCATTACCGGAACAAACCGATTACCTAATGAAACAAGAGGAGTTACCAAGTGTTTAATCTAGCCAATTACGAGACAGTTGATGAGCGCTTAGAGAAGTTTTGGAAGGCTTATCCAGATGGTCGCATTGCGACAGAAATTGAGTTGATTACAGATGATCGATGCATTGTTAAAGCATACATTTATAAGACTTTCCTTGATGGCGTTGCGTTTGCGACCGGGATCGCGGAGGAGAGAAGCACTGATCGCGGTGTTAATTCAACTAGTTTTGTGGAAAACTGCGAGAGCAGCGCGATTGGGCGAGCGCTTCATACGGGAGGCATCTCAAAGCACTCTGATGGCAAACCACGTCCTTCCAGAGAGGAAATGAGCAAGGTTGAGCGCCTTAGTGCCAAGGACATTGCTAAGGCTAAGGAAGTGCCATCATTTGCAACTAAGGAGGAAGCACTAGCTGGTGATCCTTGGTCTAAGGAGCCAATCTATGGCGATGTGACTCAACCTCCAGCAATTACAGCAGCCGAGGCTATTGCTAATGTTGAAGGCATTTTGGGAGTAAAGAACCATGAGGAGTGCGAACATGGTGACATGAAATGGAAAGAGGGAGAAAAGAACGGACGCGCTTGGGGCGGATTCTTTTGCCCAGGTGGAAACGTAGCACCGGCACAGAACTGCCCTACACGTTGGTACAACCTTGGATCATCAGGCAAATGGGAAAAGCAGAAGGCGAGAGTTTGATGGAACGTAAACGATGCAACAAGATCGGACATTCAAGCGAAGTAGCAGCAAATAATGTAATTACTAAAGCCTGGGCTGGATTGGGTTTTCAGGGAACCGTTTTACCAATTAGGGCTTACTTATGCTGGTGTAAAAAATGGCATACAACTTCAAAACCACTTCGTACAAGAGCAGAACAGATAGAAGCTGCAAAACAGAAAGCGGGAGCATAATGGGATTTGTAGAAGTAAACATAAACGGTAAATGGATGAACCTAATGCACTTGACTTTGAGATGTCAGTTGTGTAACGAGGAGATTATTTTGGCTCATGTAGCAAAGGTTGAAAATGCAGATGCTCCAGTAAACGCTACTTGGACGTGTAAGAGATGTCATTCAGTCAATGGCTAATCATCGAAAACATCGAGGCTATCGAACTCAAAAGGTTATAGCCGAGTATCTGAAACAGTTTTGGGCGTATGCCGATACTGCTGGGGCTGGTCGTCAAGGTGAGGACATTCTGAACATTCCAACTCTTAGCATTGAGGTTAAAGCGAGAGCAGACTTTCAACCTTTAGCCTGGATCAAACAGGCGGAGGCTAACGCTAATGGAAAACTACCAATAGTTATCATTCGTTGTAATGGACAAGGTGAGGATGTTGGTCAATACCTTATGTTTGGACGTGTACAGGATCTTGTACCAGTATTACATCAAGCTGCGCCAAGCGATGAGATTCAAAGGTGCACAAAGTGCGGTAGTTGGAACTTTGAAGGGAAGGATTGTCTGCCATGCCGATTTATGAATACAAATGCGTAAAGTGCCAAATAGCGATGGAATTACAAAGATCAATACACGAGGAAGCAGATCCAATCTGTTGCGGTGAGTCAATGATTCGGGTTTATGGGACGTTTGGCATAACCTTCAAGGGAACAGGTTGGGGACATCAATGATGCGACACACCGCTTTGACCAGCACTTATACAAATGGATTTGACAGCGATGGTACGCTAACGGCGCAGAGCCCATCAAGGGCTCACCGCGACCCGCTGAGGCGGGTAGGTCGCGGGGTGCTAGTTGCTATTGGGATAACTCTGTTCACACCCGCTAATGCGGTAGCACCTTATGAGGCAAAACAATTAACTATTAAAGAGTATGCAGCTGTATTAGTAGATGATAAATACCAGATGAGTTGTTTAAGTAAACTCTATGGAAAAGAATCAGCATGGAATCCAGATGCTGTTAATGGATCACATTATGGAATACCACAAGGCA